TGTTGCATTTGCAAAAGTAGCTGTTGCTCCACTATTTGGTGTATGCCTTACTGAAATAGTGCCTCCATGCAAAACATCTACAGAGGTAGAGGGGTTGAATCTTAATCGTACAAACTGATCTGATATAGGTTCTATTGTTAATCCACTTGGATCCTCTGGTAAAGCTGTTTTACCGACAGCAGAAAAAGTTAATGTTGCAGTATCTGAACTTAAAACTCCTAATGTATTAAAAGATTTTACTGCAAATTTATATGATCCTAATCTTGACTCAAATAATTCAAAACTTGGTCTAGCAATTCTAATTCTTTCTGGATTATCGTTTTCAAATTGAAATTCTAATAGATATTCTTTTACACCTTTTACAGACTCCCATGCTATAAATATTTTTGAAACTGCTCTGTTGTTTAAAACAACAATTTGTTCTGTGGCTGATAAATTACTTGGTGCTGATGCTTCATCTATTAAAGTTGTTATTGTTCTTGGATTAAATGGAACTGTTGTGTCCTCTACCTGTGAATATTTGTTTGTGTCATGTATTACGGCAGTAATTGTATATTCAGAATCATTTTTTTCTTCTATCGAAACAACTTTAAAAATTTGAAACTCAGTTGTCGTATTTTCTATTGCCCAGACACTATTTGCTTGTGGAGTTGATGAAAATGCCGAAGAAACTGTAATTGTTGTTCCTGATATTGAACTTATCGACCTACTTTCAGTAGAGCCATCCGATAATACAACAGAAAGTGTTGCTGAATCTGAACTTGTCAAATCAGTATTATTTGCATCATCTACAACAATTTGAGTAGTAGAAACACCTGTTTTTATACGACCTCCTCTTCTAACCCCTGCTCTCATTGAATCAGCAATTCCAATAATTGTTGCTGGTCTTACAATCACCCCAGCTTCCAATGTTGTTGTAAAAGTAACCAGTTCATTTTCTAATAAATTTGAGTATAGAAACCATCTACCAAGACGATTTGCCTGACCAATAGATGTGCAAGCAAAAGATTTTATAGTTTTTCTTGTCCTTCCAAATTTTGTAGTTAGACCACTTAAAGCGGTAATTTCATCAGCAGTTATTAGTTCAAACTCCATTGATTGAGTTTGATTATCAAAATATTGAACCTCTACCTCTGTATATTTTAATCTTGCTCCTTGATTTTGATATGTAAATCCTTCTTCAGTTACATTTGAGTTATTAAAAATATATTGAGGATCAGATGTATTTGTAGAAACGTTAGTGGGTCTGTCCTGCGATATCTGCAAAGTACCATTGCTATAAAAAGGTATAGCGTTCATAACAGAGCAAAGATCATTTATTAAGGAATATGCATCATTTCTTTGATTTAAAATTACATTACAACTAAATCTTGGCTCTGTTGTATTTGTTATCGGGTCAGTTATCAAAGCGCTTGCATAGGCACTAGCTGAATAAAAACTGAAAACATCTAGATTTTCTTCCTGTACTATCCCATCATCACCACCAAAACCTTTATCAGTTGTCAAGATGTCATAAAGAACCCATGCTGGATCAGAGCACCATTCTTTGTTTGTTTTAAATGTTCCATTGAATGTATAACCACTCGGATATATAACCCTGCCATTTGTGCTATCTACAGTCGTATCATGCGGCACCTTGATCTTTGTACCTTTAATCCGGTACATACGTCTTGGATAGCTTTGAAATTCTTGTGCATTAAATCTTAGGGCAACGTAAGCAAAGCCTTGATATGCACTTGTGTCCGACTGCATTTCTGTATAAGAAAGCCAATTTGTAGAATTTTGTAATCTTGTATCTGTGCCATCATCTGTATTTCTAAATACACTCAATGTCAAAGGAAAATTTAATGAAGTTTCAAAATCTATCTCTAAATCTTTTACATAAGGACTGGTAGCTTTTCCATTTGTTACATCTAATTGAACAGGATTATGAACAGTACCGTTATTCTCTGTGATTCTTACTGAAACCTTTACTTCAGCACCAACAACATCACCATCATCTTTAAACTCTTGCAGTGCTGGAAATTGAATTGTCACTCTAACTTTATCTACTAATTGGTTTCCATCTGAATCTGTGACTCCTGTTATTGTTCGAGATAATCCTTGTGAAGTTTTAACAGTGCAATCCCCTTGAAAAGATTCATCTTCGAAGGTTGTATTTACTACAAATGAACTTGATGAAGGGATAGAAACAATTACTTGTGTCTGTGGTTTAGCAGTTTGATTTGTACCTGAAGCCGTTGTATTTGTCCATTGAATTACCTCTCCAAGAGAATAACCATGTGCACCACCTATTAATCCTACAAGCATTTGATTTGCACTTAAATTAACAGTTACACCATCAATACTTGTTGTTTGTCCACCACCGCCAGCTAATGTATATGTACCTGTTCTTTCTGTAGCAAAAGGTGAATTTGTAAGAGCAACTCCAACAGGAATTGTATTTTCGATTGCGTTGATTTCCTGTGATGCAGTTTGATCACTTGTGCCATTTTTAACAAATACTTCTACATCCGTAAAATTTTCATTTCCAGATGAATTTTGTAATGGTGTATTATCTAAAAAAACATTTTTTCTAAAAGTACTTGTACCAGCCCCACCCTCATCAAATATTCCGTCTATCTCTCCATAGCCAAGTAAATCAAGAACTGTTGCGAATTGCTTTGATCTAAGGCCACCATCTATTAAATCAGGATCAACAACTCTTCCGTCAGGTGTTCTTCCAAATAATTGATCACCGCCCTCAACTTGTTTTACCATTTTTATAAAGTTTTTCTAATTTGTGCTGTGTCAGTACCAGCACTGATTAAAATTGAGCCGCTAAATACAAGCCCGTAAATAATTGGCACTGGAACACCACTAGAACTAACATTTTGTATTCCACTAAATGAATATGAACCCCTCATTCTTGGGTCAATATCACTTACAGATGATGCATTTTGAGGTGTATTTTGGGGAGAAATTAGTTCTGTTATACCCCCAATAATCATGGAAGTTCCTATTGTTGTCAAACCAGTTGTAATAAGCCCTGCAACAGTGCTGCCTAGAAAACCAGAAAGTGCAGTTGATACAGCAGTACTGGCACCACCAGCAGTAAAAAGTAAGCCAGCTAAAAAACCAAAAATACCACCATGAGCAATCGGAATAATTTGTATTTCGCCCTGTCCTGACATTGAAAGATAATCTTCTGTAATTTCTCTTCCACCCATTTTAATTCTATAAACTTGATCATTCATATGTTTTTGTAAACCTTCAAAATTTGCTATTAAAAAACTCAATGCTTGCTGTGGAGATTTTACAGCCGCTTTAAAATATGATTTGCCTAAAAACTGTCTTAATTTTCCATAGACTTTTATTGTTTTTAAGTTTGTATCTTTTGATTGTTCAACTTTATTATCATTGTAAATTATAGAACCTTTCCAATCTGAAGGCTCAAAAGTTTGCCAATCGTCATCTAAAAGACTGTAAATAAAATAAGGAAATCCAAGTTGCTCACAAGCTTTTACATCAAGTTCTGAAGGTGTTGATCTACCTTTTGGATGACTATGTACTACACCAATAACTTGCCCTGTATCTTCACATTCTGCCCAGTCATCAGGATCAATAACAAAAAATTCTAATTTACTTTCTGCAAGGTTTTTACAAGGCCAAAAAGTTTCCTTGCCATCTATGATTGCCAACAAACCGCAAGCTTCCTCTGGTGCTTGTTTTTTTGCATATTTTTCAAATGATTTTTTCCAAGACATTTTAAGCATTTACAAAAGTACCTACACCAGGGAAATCGGCTCTTGTAACAAGTTTCTTTGGTGCAGCCACACCAAACAAATCAAAAGAGCCTACCATTTCAAACGATACAACATTTCTATTTTCAGTTGTTTTTCTTTCAATAAAATAAACTTCTCTTGGTAATTCAGATGAGGCATCTGGTGTTCCAAATGGATTAACACTACTTGGAAAATTTGTCGCATCAAGAAATCTACTAAGAGTTCGTCTGCGTGTAACTTTTGCTCCTGAAAGGTCAGAAAAAGCTGTTGTTTGATTTGTCAGTTGAAGTATGGCAGTGATAGTTCCTAATAAATTTGAAAAAGTAAGAGTCGGTCTTGGTAATTTACCTTTACCTGTATATTTAAAACCACTTGCTTGAACAGGGATTCTTGTATATGTGTTTGATTGCCAAACAATATCAAGACTATCTTTCATATTGTTCCCAGCGTGAAATAAATAAACGGTTGGAACTGTTAAAGTGCTATTCACATTGAAAGATACATTTCCACTTGTGGATTGTGAAGTTGTGCCAGTAACAGTAAAAGTATTTGTAGCAACTGTTTGAATGGTATAAACACCATCAATCCCGTTACCAGATGTGAAATCAAGACTTAATATTAAACCAGCAGAAAAACCATGTCCATTAAGGGTAATTGTAATCGTACTGCCAGACTGCGAATATGTAGCTGTTTTAGCAGATTTTGTGTAGTGAACATCAGCTTTTAGTTCAACAGAATATAATTCAATAATTGATTTATTGGTAAGTTCTTGTAGTTCAGCAGTTGGTGTTGACATTTATGGTTCAAAAACCTCCCTAAAAGTTGTGCTTATAATGGCTCTGTTGTTGTAAGGTATTGTTTTTGTCCATGTATCACAAACATACTGTCCAGCCCCAGAAAGAGTAATTGATACATTACCACTATTAGTAGCAGAGGCAGCAGCCGTCACAGTAAAAGTGTTTGCATCAGCAGATGAAGCAACAACAAAAGTACCATCAGTTGCAGAGCCAGTTGTATAATCAATTGTCAGAACATCACCTATAGCAACTCCATGTGAGGTGATACTGATAGTCACAGTTGTTCCGCTTTGCGAATATGTACCTGTTTTTGTGAAGCCTTCAGCTGGTGGGCC